CAGAGACTCTTAAAACTGCTTTTGAAGATGCGGGGGTATAATGTAAAAACTGCACTGATAGATGCTGACATAATGATGTATCGTTCAGCGTGGAAGCATGAGGGTGATGATATTGAAAGTGCTTATGAAAGTATTGATGCTATGTTTGACCATATATTTGTTATGACAAAGTGTTCAAGTTACATAGGGTTTTTAACGGGTAAAGGAAATTTTAGAAAAGATGTAGCTAAAACTAAACCTTACAAAGGAAATAGAAAAGATATGGTTATCCCTGAGCATTTAGACGCTGTAAGGGATTACCTTATAGAACAATGGAAGTGTGATGTTGTAGAGGGTTTAGAGGCTGATGATGCTTTAGGTATTTGTCAAACAGAAATGAAAGATACTTGTATATGTAGTATTGATAAAGATTTACTTCAAATAGAGGGGTTGCACTACAATTGGAATAAATCTGAGTTTACTGAAGTTTCAGAAAATGACGCTTGGTTTAAGCTTTATCAACAAACATTATCAGGAGATAGTACTGACAATATTGTGGGTATACCTAGAGTTGGAGAAAAGACTGCTAAAAAAATACTAGCAGAATGTTACTCGCCTCAAGAAGCCTCAATAGCTACTATAAATGCTTACGGTAATTATTACAAAGACGATAATCATCTTACTATGTATCAAGAAAATTTTGACTTAGTTAAAATATGTACTTCTTTAAGTGATTCAAGGATAAAGGAAACCTTTACTATACCACAAATAAATTATATATTTTAAAATGGACGAAAAAGAATTGAGAAAAGAGATTATGAAACAACTTACTCAAACAAATGACTCTTGTCTTTTGGTTTTAGGTAATTTTATAAGCTCTGAAGCTATGGATATTGAATTTGCAGTAACGGCATCCGATGAAGAATTATACGTGATGTTCTGTGAGTTATTTAGAAATGAAACAATTAGAGATGAGGCTAGAAAGGCTGTACTCTTCTCTGATTATGGAAAAACAAACGACAGCCTAAACATTAATTAATTTATTATGCAGAACTCAATTAAAGGGACTTTAGTTAAAGTCTTAGAAAAAGAAACGGGAACAACTAAAGAAGGTAAAGAATGGAGCAAGAAAGCTTTTATCGTAAAAACAGAAGACAAATTCCCGAAAGAGGTTTGCTTTACTCTGTTCGGAGAAAAAGTAAGCCTTTTAGATTCTCACTCGATTGGAAGTCAAGTAGAGGTTCACTACAATCTTTCTTCAAGAGAGTTTAAAGGAAAATACTATCACAATATTGACGCTTGGAAGATTGATTCTGAAACAGCGACATCTACACAATCTGAATGGAAATCCGCTAAGGAGACTTCAGATTTACCTTTCTAGTTATATCATAATTAGGGTTATTTATTAAATTGTAAGGGGGATTCGTCCCCTTTACTTAACCAATAAACTTTTTTAAAATGAATAAAAAAATATCACAAAGCGAAATAAATAAGAGAATAAAACAAGTAACTGCAGAAGCTGAGTTTAGATTTAAATGTTTAGAGCTGGCTACTCCTTTCTCTAAAAAAATTAGTGAATTAATTGAAAACGCTACAAGCATTTATAATTATGCTTTTCATATAAATCCTGAAGCACTTAAAAAAGCTAAAGAAAATGCAGATAGTTCTAAGTAAAGACCAAGAGTTAGACTACGCTATTCAGTTTGTTTCTGATTTAATCGGGGTGTCTCCAATAGATATAATGGGTAAGACTAGAGTTAGGGATGCGGTAATTTCTCGGCACTTTCTAAGATACTACTTAAAGAATAAATGCTTTTTTACTTTTTCTGAGATAGGTAGAATGACGGGGTGTAATCACGCTACTGTTATACACTCTGTAAAATATGTAGAAGAAAACGCTCCATACGATAGACTTTACTCCTTATATAAGGATAGTTTAGATAAAGGAATATTAAAAACAAACTCAGATATAAGAGTTAGTATTAGTAGAATACTAAATACTAGAAGGTCTAACGAATTTAAATGTAACGCATTAATATCATTATTAAATGAAAGAATTGAGAGTTCAAACGAATAGGGGGTGTTCTAGGCCTGTGGTGGCTGTTTGCCTTGACGAAAAAGCAAAGGAGTTATTTATGCAGGCTATATACTTTACAAGCGTTAGAAGTTGCGCAAAGTATTTAAACAGAAACCCCGCTGCAGTAACTAAAGTTTGTCAAGGAGCTTGGCACACTTGTAATAGCCATAAAGTATATTACGAAGAAGATTATGAAAAAAAATTCGGTAAACCTGTAAAGGTGGATTGGTAAATAAAAAAAACTATGAACAGAGATTTTAAGGGAATATGGATACCTAAAGAGATTTGGGAATCCAAAGAAATATCTATGCAAGAAAAAGTTTTCTTAGCTGAAATACACAGCTTAGATAATGAAAAAGGATGCATAGCAAGTAATGCTTATTTTGCTGAGTTCTTTCAGTTAAGTAAATCTAGCGTTAGTAGGGTTATATCTTCATTAGCTAAAAAAGAATTTATAAAGGTTTATTTAGTATATAAAGATAATAAGGAGGTTGATAAAAGAATTATAAGGTGCTGTAAGTATGGTAAAAAAGAAATAAAGACAGTAAAAAAGGAAGTTGTCAAATCATCTTATAATAGATTACCTGATGGGTTTGCTTTTAAAGTTATTGAGCACTTAAATGAGAAAGCTAATAGAAGATTTAGGGTTGGTTTACCTATAAGAAAATTAATAAACTCTAGGTTTAGTGAGGGTCATAATTTAGATGACTTTAAGCACGTTATAAACGTTAAGTCCTCTCAGTGGATAGGTACGGACTTTGAAAAGTTTTTAAGACCCTCTACGTTGTTTAACGCAACTAAGTTTCAAGAGTATTTAGCTGAGAAACCATCAGTTTCGAAAGCTAATAAAACAGAAATTATTACTAAATCTCAGATAGGTTTTTACGATGTATAAGGTAAGTGATAAGAATGATATAAAACAATATGCGGGAAACATATTTAGGAATGGATTACCTAAAGGTGTTACTACGGGAATACCTAACTTAGACCCTCACTATAAATATAGGAAGGGTGAATTAGATGTTATCATGGGTTTAGCAAATATAGGAAAAACAACTACGATGTTTTATTTGATGTTAAACGCATCTATGAGGTATGGTTGGAAGTGGTTATGCTATTGCCCTGAGAACGAACCTGTAGGTGATATGATTTCTGATATTGCAGAAATGTTTGTAGGAAAAAGCGCAGATAAAGATAGGTCTGATAGAATGAGCGCTAGCGAGTTTAGTAATGCTATTGATTGGGTTTTAGAACATTTCACTATCATCACCTTTACCGAGCAACCATCCGCTACTCAAGTATTAGATGCTTTTGAAGAGCAGATGGAAGTTGTTAAGTATGATGGATGCTTAATAGACCCTTTAAATGATTTAAGGGTTGAAAATGGTTTCAGTAAGTATGACTACTATTATAATATGTTGTCAAACATTAGGAGATTTAAACAAAAACACAACGTAAAATTTATACTTACTACTCATGCGGGAACAACTGCGGCTAGAAGAAAAGATGACTCGAATAGAGTTCCAGCACCAAGTATGTATGATGTTGAATTTGGCGGGATGTTTGCGAACAGAACCGACAATTTTATAGTAATACATAGACACTTAAATAGTGAGCAGTGGGATACAACTGAATTACACGTAAGAAAGATTAAGTTCCAAAAGTTAGTAGGCTTGCCGACTCAAGAGGATAGACCCGTGTTTTTGAAATATTCACCTAAAAGTTGTAGATTTACATATCTAAAAAACAGTAATGGAGGATTTTTTGAAGACCCGTTGTCTGAAATAAAAATAGATAAACCAAGCGAAATTTTAAATTTTTAATTGAGGTGATGGGGAGTTTTAAAAGATTTGGTCGTCTGAGCTCCCCACATTTCTTAAAACAAGGGTTATGGGAAGATTAAAAACATTTTTAATACAAGAGCAAATGCGAATTAGTGGTAATTGGAGAGAAAAAGATAGTTTAGAGTATTTAGCTTGGAGAAAAAGTATAGAAGAAAAAGAACAAATTTATTATGAAGGAAAAGGAAAAGTCTCAAGAGGAAGTAAACAAAGAGGTGGCAAGAAGACAATGGGATAATTGGATTACAGACTCAAAAAAAGAAGAAGAAGAAACACAATTCGATGAATATGGAAATAGCGGAAATGGCAATGAAGACTCTTAGAGAGTCTCAAACAACATCAGAAGAAAATAAATTTATGAAAGCATACTCTACTATGCTTATAGAGGTTGAAAGAATGAATACAGAGTTGATAAATAACGCAAGCAGAGTAAGTAACGATGTTTACGCTAAAAAAGAAAAAAGAATTGAAGACTTAAGGGAGTGTTTAGTTTTATTTAATCAATCATTCTTTAAAATGATGTACTATAAACAAGAAATGGTTACTTGGAAAACAAAAGCTTTGGATAAGGAACTTGAGTTTGTTAACTTTGTAACTAAATCATTAAATAGTGAGTCAAATAGAAGATAAGGTTGTATTAAAGATTATACAGAGGGCTAACAAAGGTTTTCACAAATATGGAACAACCATGGAGAGAAGTGATTTAAGTCGATTAGATTGGCTTATTCACGCTCAAGAAGAGGCTATGGACTTATCTGTTTATCTTCAAAAACTTATAGATGAAGAAGAAGAGAAAAAGCACAACCAGGAGTGCTGCAGTGAAAGCAGGATTCCGAAGTGGACTAGAACATCGAGTATGGAAGAATTTAAAACAAAGACATGTGACGGGATGTGCTTACGAAACCCTGAAGGTCGATTATGTGATTCCTGCGACTAATCATACTTATACACCCGATATAATTCTTCCTAACGGAATAGTGATAGAAGTTAAAGGTAGGTTAGTTAAAGCTGATAGAGATAAGCATTTACTTATTAAAGAACAGCATCCTGAACTTGATATAAGGTTTCTTTTTCAAAGCGCAAACAACAAGATAAGAAAGGGAAGTAAGACAACTTACGCTCATTGGTGTGATAAAAATGACATACTGTGGTGCGAAAAAATCATTCCTGATGCTTGGTTAAAGAAAATTAAGTAGTATATTTGAATATTCCCTGTTTATCTCTGCATAGTTTGTTTGGTAAGAGACGAGTAGCCCCTTTGTAGGGGTTACTTTTTTTTTGTATATTTGTGTCGTTATGGAAAAACAGTACAGGCCTAGACTATCTGAATTTGAATGGGATTTAATAAAAAAAGCTAGGCAATCTACAGGAAACGTTCTAATTGTAGGTGATATTCACGAACCATTTTGCATTGACGGGTATCTTGAGTTTTGTTTAACTCAGTTTAGAAAACACAGGTGTTCAGAAGTTGTGTTTATTGGTGACGTAATTGATTCTCACTATTCGTCATTTCACACATCAGACCCTGATGGATATGGGGCAGGAGACGAACTAGAAAGAGCTATTGATAAAATAAAACAATGGCATAAGTTCTTCCCTATAGCTAAGGTTTGTATAGGTAATCACGACGCAATAGTCAGAAGAAAAGCTTTTGATGCGGGGATTTCCTCTAAATGGATTAGAGATTTTGATGAAGTTTTAGGTGTTCAAGGATGGGACTTTAAAGAGCATCACAAAATAAACGATGTTTTGTATGTTCACGGAACAGGAACTTCAGGTAGAAATGCCGCAGCAAATAAATCACTACAATTTAACTGCAATGTAATTCAAGGGCACATACACACAGAAGCTTCTGTAATTTATAATGGTCAATATTGGGGAATGCAAGTGGGTTGCGGTGTAGATAGGAAGAGTTACGCTATGGCTTACTCAAAGCACTTTGCTAAGTCTTACAAACTATCTTGCGGGGTTGTTTTAAATAATGGTAAAATGCCTATTATAATTCCGTTTACCTCTTAATCTTTTCTATAGAACGACCAGCAAAATAAGCTCCGTAAACTGTTATTAATAAGGTTTGATATATTGGCTTATAAGCTTCTTGAATTTCAAATCCACCCATGTTTCCGTCAAATATAGAAAGTATTACAAATATAGCAGTTAGAAACACGCAGATAAGTGGTCTTATGTTTTTGCTTAACCAATTATCAGCCTTCATATCAGCCTCCCATCTACGAGTTACTTGTTCTTGAGCATTTGATTCAGCCTCAATTAACACTTCTTCCATAGCTTGTTTAGCAGCTAATCTTTCTTCGTCAGAAGTAGATAAATTATCTATTACGTTTCCAACTTTTTCTATAACATTTCCACTAAGGAATTTAAGTAATTTACTCATATTATGTTTAAATAAAATGTTTCAGGAAGGGCTTTTAATAAGTCCTTCATTGTTTTTCTAGAACTAGTAACATCTAATTCTCCGTCTGAATTTATATCTGAATATTTTCTACCTACGGCAACGCAACCTCTTAGTTGTGTGTGGTAGTTTGCTTGATGTATAAGTATGTAGCTTCTATTTTCAACATCATTAATTAAAAAATGTTCACCGTACTTTTCAGATGTTCTTCTAGTAACCAAATACTCACCAAAAGGAATACAAGATATATTTTGCTTATTATCATTCCAAGACAGCTCTAAGGTTTTACATTGATAAACCTCTTTAAGCTCATCGTGTATAGTAAGCTTTCCTAAAGTTTCTTTTCCTGTATCCATAAGCCTATTAAGAACTACTTTCATTTTATATTTTTAAGTCTTTCGTTTTCTTTCTCTAAGAACTCAACTTTAACTTTAAGTTCTGAAACTTGAGCAGTAAGGTCTAAAACAGTATCTCTTAACTCATCTTTTTCATCTGATGCTTTAGCTAAAAGAGACTCTAAATTTCTAACTCTATTTTTTAAGTCGTCACGATATTGCATTCCATCATCATTTTTAACGTCTTCATTTTTTTGTTCTGCCCTGAGCTTCATTCTAGCTTCTAAGTATTTCCAAATAGACGCACTACCTAAAACACCTATTACAGTGATTATTATTTGAATATAATCTTGCATTACAGCTCTTTTTTTATCTTTTCATTTACTATTCTAAAAGTATTCCACAAGGCAAAAAGAAAAATTATAATCCACTCTATTCTAGAACCATTTAAAAGGCCTGATAAGTATAAGTTTACGCAAGTCGTTGAAGAAATAATGGTAGCTATTTGAACAGCGTAAAATCTAAGCCTTAGACAATTAGAGAAAACGGCATATAATTGATAAACTCCTGACAAAATAGCTATAATTATTAAGGGTATATTTAAAGCGTTAAACTCCACACATATAGTTGCGGGTAATAAAAATATATGACAAACACCTATTAATATTTCGCTAGGCTCTCCGTCAGAATAAATTAATATTTGTTTTAACCTATTCATTATTTTGCTTTTCTGACTTTTTTAGCTGCCATTTTTGTGTTTTGTTTGAACTTCAAATTCAGCAGTTAAACTAGCTCCTTTGTGAGGCACAAATTTTCCTGAATGTTTCATTAATTTATAACTACTTCCACTTTTCATCCAATGATGACCCGCAGGTGCTTTTATTTTTTTTTTCATACTTTACCACTTTACTTTATCTGCCCAATAAGCAGCAGACATCTTACCTTTAGCTATATTTTTTTTGTGCCTAGCCTTGAATGAGGCTCTTTTCTTTTTCATCTTTTCAGATTCACCTTTTTTAGGTTTACCTGCAGTTTTAGCTCCTTGCTCTCCAAACCTAATAGTTTTTATTTTATCACCATCTTTAGCTACAACAACATGCGATTTTTTAGGGTGACTAGGAGTTCGTTTAGGTTTATTATAACCTGAAACACCTGCTCTTTCTAGTCTTGAGTCTTTTTTTTTAACCATTACGATGCAGTATAATTAGTTGAACGCTTACTATAAGATATATTCCAAGAAACTTTAACAAAGTCAGTTCCTCCCGTATGAGAGCTAGCTTTTACAAATAAAAATATTTTTTTACCTCTAGCTATTTTAGACCCTGCAACAGACTCTACAGCAAAATCGTAACCTGTACTTACTACAGCGCAATTTACTGTTTTTTGACCTATAAAAGTAGCGTTTTGAAGAGATGCGTTTGTTCCGTCATCTTGGTCTGCGTAAAAAGCTATTATATCTACATTGCCAGCCTGACTAGAATTAAGCACAGTGCCTGATATTTTAACGTCAAAAACTTCAAAGGGAACTTCTATCCCTAAGTGAGAATATTGGCCTAATATAGATGGTGACACTGTATTGCTAAGTGATACTGTAGTAAATTGAGTCCACGCAAAGTAAGCCCAACCATAAGTACCACTACCGTAATACCATCTATCTGCAGCAGTTGCCCCTACTCTAAAAGAACCCGCAGCTAAAGAACCAAATGTTTTATCATCAGCTATTACTTCTACGGACTTTACTAACGTATGTAAAAAAGCACGAACATTTTCTGCTTTAATACCGCCTTTTACATTAGTCTTAAAATTATCTTCAATAAAGTGAAGTAAGTTATCTCTATCAAATTGTTCATTTGCAGTTACAGCAGCAGAATCATTACTCCTACCTTGACCTGTAAACTTAGTATTATAATTTGAAGCTTCATTTGTGTAATTAGGTGTAGCCATAGTTTATTTATTAATCGTAGTAACCCTCTTTTTTATTTCTTCCTTTTGAGCTTTTGTGTCTACTAGTTTTATTTCCATAAGCTAATATACCACCTAACCTAGTAACGTTATCTCCATTTAAATGCATATCGTTTTCTCCACTTTCATAGTCTGAATAAACACCAACATTGTCATCGTCATCTAACCAATCCATCATATCTTTTTTAAGTATTTCAGCTTTTCTAAAAGTATCTTCTTTTAATACAGCTAACTCAAAAGTATCTACGGGGTCACTAAAATCATCATCATTTGTTACTACACCTGAAGATGTTGTATTGTATTGCATGTCATTTAAAACCTCGTATTTAACGTAAAAAGCTAAACAAGGTTTTATGTAGTTATTTAAGAGTGTAGTTTCGCTAGAGTTCAAAACACTACCCGAGCCTGTGGTTTTCTTTTTTCTAAGTTCACCCCAAAAAAAGTCACCTAAATGAGGTTTTAAGTGGGTTAACTCAGTTATAAGTACTACGTTGTCATCTATTATACTAGAATCCATATTAGAGTTGCTCATGGCTTTAGAAACAACTTCTGCCGCAGTAATTAAATTATCATATTGTCTATAATCAGTTTTAGGCATTTTGACTAGAATTTACATTTGATAAATAAACATCATCTAAATCAGGTCTTTCTTCTAAACCAATCAAACTTCTAAGTTCATTAATGTCTGCTATTTGTTTAATATCAATGTCAGCAGCAAATCCTATAGGGGATTCAAATTGAACCTCTAAAGATGAAGAGTCTAACATTAAAACTTTACCTAAAGCATCACGCATAGGTTTAAAAACTTGCTCTATTGTATCTTGTATAACAGTTCTCATAACCAAATCATAAGATATTCTAATCTCACTACCTGTGTTATTCATCTTGCCACTAGAAACAATACCTGAAAGAGCAGGTTGCCATCTGTGGGCTGTAACAATATTATTTCTAGTAAGTTCTTGATACTCCATAAAACTACCGTCTTTATCATCTTTTAAGATTTGAACATTAGCACCTCCACCACCTGCTCCATCCTTAACAAGGAATAATATTTTACCGTTGTTCCCTTCTCCTGTAAGTTTGTCTTGAGCTAAAGATATTAATTCTTCAGCTTCATCATCACTCATAGAGCCTTCTATTTCTACAATAGCAGAAGGCATAAATCCGTTTTCAAATTTAGAGCGATTATATTTTTGTATTAAATAATCTATTTCTATAGAGCCACTTTCTGCAGCAGCTATATAATCAGGAATACCATATCTTTGAAATCCACTTTCATAATCCTTAAACATCAAAACAGACCTTCCGTTTTTAAAATTAGGAAACATAGGTAGTTTTCTAACTTCTTTATCTTTTATGTCGTAATGAGCCCAATCAGGATTTATATATACAGAGTCCATGTTTTTACCGACACGAACCATGGTCGCATCAATATGATACATGTTGAACCCTCCTTCATATTCGACAAATTCTATATATGAGTTTCCAAATGTGTAAAAGTCGTCTACAACTAATCTAAATAGATTTCTTAAAGACTGACCTGAAGGATTAACTTCCCTTATGTAGTCTTGTAATGTTGCGTTTACTGTAGTTATTTTACTACCCGCTGTGTAAGTTGCTTTTTGAGACAGTATAGCTCTGTGAGTGCTAGATTTTCTTTTTAATTCAGCAAGATATTGAGGAAATAAATTATCCTCTCCAAATTTATAATATTCTTTAGACGTAATATTATGTTGCCTTTCTTTTATATCAGGCATAGGAGATAGGTTTACTACATCAAACCTAAGTCTTCCTGTTGCTTTTTTATTGATAGTGTTAACAGTAGAGCTAGCTACAAACCTACCTTTTGAGTCTCTTTTTCTTTCTGCCACAACTTATAAGTATAACGATTTTACAAATATAATAAAAAATAAAGGGCTACTCCCGTAGTTTCACCCAATATTAATATATTAAGATGCTGATATTTGTCTAGGAATCTCTCCTTGAACTGCAGTAAGTTTTACTGTAGCCCCAACATCGTCAGTCATTGTTGAGCCTGAAGACATTTCTACAGACTCTAAGAATAAAGCAAATTGAGATGTTAAGTGGTCTGTTCCACTAACAGCAGTTTTATCACCTAAAACATTATCCCATCCTACAAGAACCTCTGTTAAAGAACCTCCCCCTGTATTAGTTTTTCCAGATTGCAATTTTACTGTACCCATAAGACCCTTACCAACTAAAGCTTGTAGGCCACCTAAAGTAGTTGCGTTTATCTCAGGTATAAAACCTTCTATAGAGCAAGTGTGTAAAGCTAAGCCATTTTCTTGAGATGTAGAGACGGTAAATGTAGATTGCTCAGGTGCAAAACGATATGTAACTACACCTGTAGGGTAATTGCCTGCAACTAAAACAATGTCATGAGTGCTGTCTATAGCTGTGCCTAACTCCAATGAATTAGTTGCGCTAACAGCTGTAGGAGTATAAACTTGCTCCCATAATTTAATAGAGTGAACTCCACCTACTAAATGTTTTTTAGATTGAAGCGATGTGTACCAAGCTGTACTATTTAAACCAATTAAAGCCATTTTATTTTCTTTTTATTTTAATATTTTATTAGAATGTAGCAGGAGGAGCAGGTTGAATGCAAGTAAAAGTTGCAGTAGCCCCATTTTCATCAGACAACCCAGAGCCTGAATTAAGAACAAAAGAAGTTAACTCTAAAGGATGGTCACATTCAGATGAGCTGTTAGATGTTATAGCGTTCCAACCAACTAAATAATTAGTCCCCTCCCATGTATAAACCTTAGCAACTAAAGTTTCTTGTACAAGTTTCTGAAGCGCGTCTAATTCACTAGATGTAATATTAGGTATATATCCTTCAATTACAATTTCGTAAGTGTATAAACCCTTACCTCTATCATTAGATGATGTTGCCTGAATGCTTGCGCTTTCTTTTTTAAACTGAATTTTCTTAATATCACCTGCCGCAGCTAATGTGCTAGTAGTAGCAACATTATTAGCTCCTATAAAAAAGTTCTGCCCACCCGCTGAGTAAGCTGCAATTTCTATTGATTTTACACCACCTTTTGCGAAGTGGTCATTTCCTCCAACTAGTATTTGTGCTAAAGCCATTTTATTTTCTTTTTAAAAGTTAAAAAAAAGGGAGAGGAGAAAGAACCCCAACTCCCTTTTATATTAATCATTATACTATATTATGCGTGAATCGCAGTTACAGCTAATTTAGAGTCCATTAACTGAGTACCACAAGCATATCCAAATCGCATTCTGTAAGCCTTTTGGTCTAAAGAATACCAATTTTCAACTGAAGCACCTTGGAAATCAGAACCTACAGCTATTGCTCCGTCAGCAATAAGAGCTATACGACCTGCAGAATCAGCAGCAGAAGCACCAACAATTAAAGCGTGGTCATTAGCAATGTGAGAATCCCAATCTCTACGAACTACCATAGGAATACCTGCAAAGCTTAAGTTAGCAGGAGTACCATCTTGTAAGTAGATGAAAGACTCAGAAATGTTTTGAGCACGTAAGTACTTCATGTAAGCATTAGCGATAACTCCTGAAACATACATTGTTTTAGGAAGTTCTGTTAACTCAGGGGTTGCAGCATCTACAACAGCTTCAAGGATTGCAACAACTTCAGCTCCTGTGTAAACACCTGAGTTAGCTAGTGTACAACCTGCATTAGTAGGTGAGTCAGCAGAAACACCAACAACTAATTTTTGATCTCCAGCTAAACCGTCTTTAAGAACCTCAAAGATTCCGTCGTAAACATCGTAATCTGCGTTACGACCTGTTCCATCTGCGTCAGTTCCGTCAGCAGTTGCGTTTAAGTTTGCAAACCATAATTGTCTGTGGAAGTCACGCTTCACAGCTTGCATCATGATGTTAGCCATGATTTCTTTAATCACAGTTCCGTCAATATTATTTTTTGCAGTACCTAATTTTAAAGCTTGAGCTTTTACTGTAGCAAAAAACGCATTTGCTTTTTGTTCCATTTCAGCTTCAAGGTTTCCAACCACTAAAGTCTTTTGAGTGTAAGAAGATGTTTCAGCATCAGCAGAAAAAGCATCACCTGCATTTGCATTTGTAATGTATTCAGCAGACTGAAAGTGGTCTAATTTCATACTTGATTTTACGTCAGGATAAAGCGTAAATTTACTCAAGTATGAGTCATCTCCTAAAAACAAAGGAGATAAGAAATACTTCTCCACCTCTTCTTGATGGTATCCTGTAATTGATGTACTAATAGCGTTAGCCATAATTTTCTTTTTTTAAATTACTATTATTTATTAAAAATTTGATTTGCTAGTGAGTCCCAAGCATCAGGCTGTTTGGTTTTTTCAACTAATTTAGGCTCATTTTCAGCTAATGTAACTGAAGGCGTAGCCTCTAACTTTGAAATACGCTGAGCCATAGTTTCAAACTGAGTCTTAAAATCTTCTTTAGACTCGTTAGCTTTTTCTTTTTCAGCGCTAAGTTTTTGAGATAAAGAATCTCTTTCGTCAGTTAGGCTATTAATTTTAGCTTCTAACTCTTCAATACTTACTTTAGGCTGTTCTTCTTTAGCTTCTGTTTGAACTTGCTCTTGTTGAGCTTCAGCTTCAGTTTTACCTACAATTAGGTTTTTGATTTCTGTAAACCAATTTTTCATAGTTACTTCATCCATTTGATTCTCTGTTTTTAAAAGTTCGTTTCCGAACGTGGTTAATATTTCTTCTGCAGTTTTATTTTCAAATACTGTAATATCGTATTTAGCTACAATTTCTACTTTACCTGAAACAGAATCAACAAAGCCCATTTCTTTAGCTTCATCAGCACTTAACCAAGTTTCTGAATCTAGCATGTAAGAAATTTTTTCTTCATCTAACCCTGTTCGCTTAGAATACACCTTAAGCATTGTGCTTTCAACTTTTTCTAATGCGTTTATTTGTTTGCGCATTTGAGACTTGTTTCCAAACACATTACTCATAGGTGAATGTATCATAAATAAGCTGTTAGAGGTCATCTCTATAGTGTCAGCAGCTAAAGCTATAACCGTAGCCATTGAGGCAGCTAAACCTTCTATTTTAGCCGTCACCTTTCCTGTATAGTTCTTTAGTGCAGTGTAAATAGCTTGACCCTCGAACACATCTCCACCCGTACTGTTAATGTGAAGAATAATATCTTTACCCCCTAAATCTTTTAAGTCTTGTAAAAAACTTTTCGCAGTAATTCCGTGAACACCAATCTCGTCATATATAAATATATCCGTAGACTTTCCTTTCTTTGCCTCTATCGGATTAATAGCGTACCACGATTTATTTTGATAAATACTTTCCATACTATTTGCAAATATAATAATTAATTACTATTTACTGTTGACAGTGCTCGTCATTTTGTTTTCATATAATCATAAACAATTCTTTGAGCTTGTCTAACAGAGATTTCATATTTTTCAGATATATCTAAAAATATATTTTTTATAAGCTCTGTGTTCTTTTTTTTTAAAGCCTCATTAAAGTAACTTCTTATAAGGTAGTTTCTAACAGAAGAAACACTTAACATATTTTCTTTAAATAAAACATCTAACACATCTTTAGATTTTAATCCATGTATATTTTCTATCTTTTCTGATAACTCAATTTTCATTTTAGAATTTTGCATTTTTTTCTATCATATTAACTCTGTTTTGAGTTTTATTTAAAGTTTCTACAGGAAGAACAACATTTGTGTTTCTTGCTATTACACTTCCTAAAGCTTCGTAATCTATTATAGAGTTTGTACTAATGTTAGGACTACTAAAAGAAGTTCCGCCACCCACTTGATTTATTGCGCTTAAAGCTCCACCAAACATAGCTGTGCTTCTTTTATTTATAACAGCCTCTCCGCCTTCTAGCTCTACAACTCTACCACCCGCATTAAACTTTTCACCTCCTTGATTATGAGGTCTACCGTGAACCAATCCACCTTTAGCGAATTGCTGAGATTGTATTGATGATACGTTTGTAGCATATCTAGCAATAGCTAACGCTGATAATACCTTATATTGAGCTATACTTGCTCCCCCGAAAGTAAATGCTGCAGCAGGGTTTGCCGCAGCTTGAACAGCGATGTTAACAAGCTCTTGAGTAAAGTTTATTTTAGCTAATTTTAACTCATTTTGTTTCCTTTTTTCAAAAGATTCTTTTTCTAGTTTTTCTTTTTCAGCGGCAGCCTGTCTTTGATTAATTAAACCATCTTCTTGTTCTTGTTGTAAAAGCTCTTGCCTTCTACTCATTTGTGTTTCAAAATTATCTATTTCTCTTTTAAGAGCTTCTTCTCTAGCATTAGCAATTATTTCTATAGCTTGCTTAGTTCCATCTACAATATCTTTATTGTTCTTTTTAGTAAAACTATTACTTTCTTTTGCTAATCTAACCTCTAGATTTGCTCGTTTTTTTAAAAGTTTAGTTCTTTCGTCTTCAGTTTTACCATGTATAACTAATAAAGTGTCAACGTGTAGTATTTCTCTTTCAATTTCTTGAATATTAAACTCTTTAGCAGTTAAAGCTCTAGTTTTAGATTGCTCTATTGATGCATTAGTGCTTGCTTCGAAAAACTCTTCTTCAAGTATTCTTCTTTTTTTAACAAAACTTTCTGAGTTAGTATTTCTTATCTCTAACTCTTTAGCATTTCTTTGAGTTATTAATTTATCTATTTTTGTTTGTATAGAAACTCTTAAGCTTTCATTAACAATTTCTTTGCCTTTATATTCTTGCAACAACTCTTGTTCCCTTTTTAATTTAGCCTCAATAATTGCAAGGTCTGTTACAGCTCTAATCTTACCATCAGTAGAATCTTTTTCATTTAACTCTTTTATATCTTCAGATAAATCTATCCTACCTTGACGTTCAATTTTATTAAATTCCATAGAGAGGTCTGCCCTTCTATCTTTTTCGTCTTCATCAAGCTTCTCTAGTCTATCATTTTCAGCTTCTATTTTTTTGTTGTGAGCTACAAACTCATCAAAAATAGCTTTCAACTCTTTATCTTGAGATTTAAAAAATGTATTACCCTGCTCAGTTGTTTGTTCTAACTTAGGAACTAAAGTAAGTAGGGAATCAAATTGCTTTTGCTGTTCAGAAGTTAAAGCTGAGCCTTCAGCTATTTTTTCTCTTATCAACTTTACATCACTAATACCGTTTTTTATAGCTTTTCTAGTATCTTTATCTGATTGTATTTTTCTTCTTATTCGTATTTTGTCTAGAGTTTCTTGTTTAGATTCTTCTCCAAGAAATAGTTTCTCAAAAAATGATAATTCTTCTGCGGCTAATATATCTAAAAACGAAGTAGCATCTTCTACAAATCCTTGAAAAAACTCTGAATCACCTATAGAAACTTTTAGTAACTCGTAAGAAGCTTTCAACTTATCTATAGCTATTTGGCTTGAATCCATGTTTTCCTCTAAAGCTTTTTGAGTATTGGCAGCTCTAAGGGTTTCGTCTTGATTTTCCTCTAAAATTCTGTTGTAATCCTCAGCATTCTCACCAGCTAAAGAAAATATAGCAGTTAAACCACGAACATTACCAAACATCTGCTCTATTGCTCTAGGGTTTTCTTTAAAAACTTTATTTAATCTTCTAAGGGTTTCAGTAAATCCTACTGATTTCATTTGAGCCGCACCAATAGGTATTCCGTATTCTATAAATAAATCTCTAGATTCAGCAGCAGGCTTTTGCATTTGAGATATTGCAGCACGCAATGCTGTTACTGTTTTAGCGGCATCTAAACCTGAACGAGTTGTAACTGCAATCGCAGAACCTAACTCCTCTAAAGAGATTCCTGAGGCAGCAGCAAAAGGGACTACAACCCCTAACGATTTAGATAGCTCTTCAACCGTGGTAACACCAAACTTTTGAGTTGTAAATAATATGTCTGAAACTTTAGATGCCTCAGAGGCTTCTAACCCATAAGCGTTTAAAACTGTAGTCAATCCCATTGTTGCTGACTTCAAGTTTGTAACACCCGCAACTGCTAACTTAGATGCCTCATTTAAAAACTTAATAGACTCACCTCCTGATACACCTGCAGAAACAGCGTTAAACATAGCTGTATTTACATCTTTCAAAGCAAAACCATAATCTTTAGATAGCTGTATAGAGCCTGCAAATAAATCACCTCTAAAAAGACCTGTGTCTTCAACACTCATTAGTGTTGTAACATTTTTAACGCCTCTTTCAAATTCAGCAAAAGATTTTACGCTTTCAGAAATAAAAGATGTCAACCTCCTAACAACAGCTACAGTTGCAGTAATAGCTGTAGCCATTTTTGCAAAATTCTTTACACTATCTAGAGCTCCTTTATTGCTTTTAGATAAAGTAGAGTTATTTGTTTTTTGAGCAGAGGTGTTTTCTTTTGTAGCTTTAGTAACTTTTTTTAATGCAGCCTCTTGAAGTTTTAAAGCATTTTTTTTACTTTGAATAACTTCTTTAAGCTTTCCTATTTGCTTTCTACTAGCGGCATCAACTCCGTTGTTTTTTTCAGTTTGCTTTAACTTATCCCTAAGCTTTTTATTTAACTGAGCTAATTCAGCTGTAAGTTTTCCAACTTGGTCTCTACCTTCTATGCCAAATTTAATTATGTATTCATCTTGTGCTTTTGCCATTTCTTATAGTATTTCGTGGTTAGTTCCCGTTCTAGTAACTAGCAACAATTCAACTTCTGTAGGCTCACCTGAGAAGTTAAAATCTTTTATTTTATTTATTATGTATAATTCTTTATCTATTTTTATAAGTTGTCTAAAGTTTAGACTTCTAATATCCTCCACTGTTAAGTATATTTCAGCAGTAATAATTTTATCTCTCATCATAAGCATATCAATAAGGCTTTGATGATATTCATTAAATAATCCGTTTTCAGACCCTGAAGAACCATTTACATCTGAAAATATCGCACTAGGAGTGTTTGGTTCAAAAGGAAAATAAGAACCTACTTCTAAATAAGCGGGATGAGCGGTCTCTACACATCTAAATAAGCCTTCTCCTGCATTAACAAAATTAGAATTATCCGCAATAAAAAACTCTTCTAAAGAGTAGTGTATACATGGTATTTGATTAGATATGTTATTATTAAAATCTAAAGAAGAATTTATGTAGCTAAAAGTTTTGTCTGTGTATTTAGTTCCTTTTAAAAGACAAAGCTTATACTCATGAGAGTTATTTGATTCAGGTTTTTGCTCAGGTATAGTAGGCTCTAAAGTAGAGTCAGAATCACCCCATATTCTAGGAATCCAAATAGGCTTTGTTACTAAATTATCTGTTTCGGCTGTAAGCTCAGAAGAATAAGGATTTCCACTATTTGTTCTAGATATAAATTTAGCGTTACCCATTTTTAAAGCTGAAAATATGTCTAAAGAAACCCCTTGAGTTTCATCACTTAAAGAAGCAGGATTAGATAAACCATTTAAAGATAGGTAAATCTTTTTGTCACCAAAACTAATAGATGAATCACCTTGATAACCATTGCTTACAGAATAGTCTGATGAATCCTCTTTCATAGCATAAACTAAATCAGTATTTATAATTTCATTATTAGATATTTTTGTTATCAAGGCTTTTTCTGTGAAATCCTTAAATGAAAAAGCTGAACCTGTAAAGTCGTAAAACATACTAAAAGGTTCTACTGTAACTTCTTTAGTTAAATTATTTGCAGTCCAATTTAAATTAAATATTTTTGTTAACTCAGATATAAAATCTATAGCTTTTACATCGGGTAAAACCTCTAAGTAACTTACTTTAGGCTTTGCTTCACTAGTGTATACTGAATAGTATCTACCTCCCATTGGGGCTACACCCTTAGATACTTGAAGACTTAAGTCTAATTCATTTACTTGAAACCCGCAATTAAAAACATAATCTTGACCCTGAAGACTAACAGAAAGACCTCTAGTTCCCATTAAAACAACTATGTTGTATTTTTTGCCAACTTCTAAATATTGACTTCTACTTATAGAAACTCTAGTGTTTTCGTAGTCTGTATTAAAAAGCTCTACTGAGTTTTCATCAAACAAATCAAAAGTATTAAATGCAAATCCATTATTTGATAAATATATGTCATCATTAGCAAACTGTGAGTCAACTAAAATTACAGTTATAAATGTTTTTTGAAATTCATCACCACCTTCACCAAATCCTTGAGTTCCAACAGCTTGAGTTAACGTAAAGTTTATAGCTGCACTTAAGTCGTAGTAATCAGACTTATTAACCTGTATAATAGATTTGCTTTGGCCTAAATTATTTCCTTTTAATTTATATTTGCTAGAAGCAGGATTATCACCTAAAAATTCAACACCACCCAAAATCGTTGTTAAGCTAATATCTTCATATGAATGAAAGCTACCCTTATCTTGATTAACAACATTGCAATTTATAAAAGCCCAATCTAAATAATAAGAACGAGGAAAAGTTTGTAATTCAAACCCTAAAAACAAAGAGCTTGGAACATAAGGTCTAGGGTTTTGTTCACTACCTTTAAGCGCTGAAAACTGAGATACACCTTGATTTGCCCCTACAAATAAGTTGGGGTCAAAAGATATATTTAAAGCTGTATTTTGAATAAAAAAATCAGGCTTATTCATTGATGGAGCTATACCTAAAAGCCTGTCTTTAAAAGAGCCGAACTCAAGTGAAAAATCATCATTATACTCGTTGTTTTCATTAAAAAATTTACTAACCAAGGAATATCCTATTTGTTTAAATATACTCTCAAGAACCATTTTAAGAGAAAAAGCAGCCTTTATATTTCCCCAACCAACATTTACAGCATCAGGATTTTCTGAATCTCTAGCCTTCCACTTACCATTATCAATAAGAGGAAAACATATTTCATCATTTAAACTTGGCTCTAACGCACCTTCAAGTATCGTTGAAGAAGATATTTCGTATTGTTTAGAAGGTAAAGTTTTTAATTCCATTTCTTTTAATGGCTCTACCCAATCAGCATTACCTGAAATTAAATTAGTTTCTAATTCATAAGCTCCATTTTCATCTAGTGAAGAATTTAAAAGATTTGCTATACCTGAAAAAACCTCCATACCGTCTGCTTTAAGTAAGAACTTTATAGGTTTTATATTAAGGTAGTTAGCTGTCGCAGAGTATTTAGTAGATAAAGCCTGTAGCTCATTTTGGAAATTAAAAGCTAATTTATTTTTAGCTGTAGCAGGTAAAGTAATTGTTTTTGAAAATGAAGAGCTAGATGATTCTAAATCTCTATAATCTTTAATAGACGCATTAAATGAGACGTCAAAATCATTAAATAAATCTAAAGTTATATCCTCTTTTCCATCTGTAGGTTCTTCAAACCTAGCCGTTAGCTTTAAACTATTTATGTACGCATCTAAAGTATCCCCTGCGCTAACTGTTTTTAAAGTTACAGTTATTAAGGCTGTAGTAAAGTTAGAAGGTAAGTCATTAGGTATATTGTTTACTGTTATATTTGTAGGCGAAGATAAAGAAGTTGTAGTTATTGATGTTGTGTTTTCTGAACCTAAAAATCCTTGTGTAATATCTATTTGAGAGCCTGATGATAGATAACCTGAAACAACTTGTAATGTTACAGACGAAGCGCCTGCAATCTGATTTGTGTCTATTGCTACAACAAAAGAAATACTAGCAACACCCGCTGAAAGAGCTAAAGTTTGAACATTTACATTCTTAACCCTCATAGCGCTATCATAAGCGCCAACATAAGGAACGAAAACGTTACTGCTATTAATATTTCCTTTTCTTTCAATAAATATTTGATTTCCTACATGTTGAGCAGTTACCTTAATATAATCTATTATAGAATCTAGACCTGTCAAAGCAGAACCCTTTTCAGCTGCGGTTTGAGTTCTAATTCTTAAACGAGAACCTTGCGCTATAATAGTTCCTGAAGATGTTCCTGCAGAAGATATTTCTAAAGCTGGAGTATCTTCACCGAAATCAACCATTAAACTATCACCGCCCGAAAGAGAGTCAACTTTATAATCAATTAACACTTCATTACCTATTTGGCTTTCAGGAATTTCTTCTCTTTGAACAGCCTCAGGAGCTTTTACTCCATTAGCAGGGTTGTATTTAAATCTTACCCTATTTTCACCTGAAGCATTCTGTGTTATAAACGAGTCTTTTGAATCAAAAAATTCAATTTTTTTTATATTTAATTTAGAAGAAACCCACATATCTCCAAAGGTAGAATCAGCAAACATATGCAAATCACTAGAGCCTACTTCTAAGCGCATTCTAATGGTTGTAAAGTCGGATGTGTAAAATCCATCAGAATCAATCAAATCAGGATTGTTTAATAAGTGAATATTCTTTGTTTGACCTCGTTTTAATTGAGATTCTTCTTGTGAAAAAGTTCCGTCCGATTTATGAAAAGGTTGTATAAAATTTTCAACATCACTTTTAATATCTGATAATAAAAATTCTGAATCATTATAATAGACTTGCTCGTAATAAGGGGAAGAAGATTGATGTTTAGTGTAAGATATTGTGCGTTTTCTTAAATTAGAAGTTGTAACAACTATAGGAGCGTCACAAATTAATCCATGCGCAGTAAGAAACCCATCGCTATTATCAGGGCTCATTTGATGCACCTCATCTAAATTATCATCCCTTACATAATTTACATTTTGATGTATAATCGCGTATGTTGATTGTGAAAACCTAACATAGTTTATTCTAATAAATGAACCTGATGGCGTATTTTGATTAAGTTTTACTTCTAAAGATATTCTATCAAGAGCCTTATGAGTATTAAATGTAAAATGAGTTATTTCTTCAGGGCTTGATGGACTGACAGGGTTTATAGTTACCTCATCCATTAAAGGTTCTACAATAATATCGTTATTACCTAAAGCGTAAACATTAACTTTAGCGCCATTATTACAGGACTCAACATTAAAAGAAACATGATATGTTGTTGATTTTTTTAATGTTTTTTTAACCCTAGCCACACTAAAAGGTCGGTTGTCATTAAAAAAATTACCTCCAAAAAACAATTTTTTATGTGATGTAGTTGTTTCAGCTCTTACAGGAGCTTCTACAGTGTCTTGATTAAAAGCTTGAGAATATATAGCTTCTTTTGGATGCCACTTACCATCTTGAGTTCCTGTTATGTTTGAGTTTGAATCAACGTTATAAAGAACTGATGTAGCTTGAATATCATCGTAATCACCGCCTACACTAGATGTGCCGTCAGTATAACAGCCTATTAATTGTTGAGGAGTAGTAGAACTAATAGAATTAAGTGTTAATTCTAACTCTACAACCTTACCAATAGTGTGGCTTTGAAATATATTCTCAAGACTTATAATAGTCGAAGGTAAAGGGTAATCTACAGTTATATTAGTTTGTGGGTATTTAGGAAAATTAGAAGACGGTATATTTGAATACTTTTTTGTACCTAAAAGTAATTCAGAGTTTTCATTAATAAAATTGTAAAAATTATTATCAGCGGCATTAAAATTCCAAACTAAAACATTATAATGAGTATATGGATTATCAAGAATTTTAATTACTCTGGCCGAGTCACCAACAGTAACACTTAAAGAATGGGATTGGTCAGCAGGGGCAAGCATTATATTTTGACTTCTTAAAGAACCATAATTTAGTCTTTGATTATGTTTTAACGCAAAAGTACTAGCGGTATAAAGCGGAAATAAATAAGGCTCATCCATTCTGTTAATTATTTGAGATGGATGAACACTTGAAGCGTTACTTATATATCTAGGACTAAAAACTAAACCAACTCTTTCTGCGTTAACATTTTGTGAGTTTTTTCTACCATAAACAGTTAAGTCAGGCATTGTGTAGTGACCACCTTCTGTGTAGTAAGCAAAAGAAGGTGTGGTGTCATATTCTATTTCTTGCGCACCCGAACTATCCAAACCATCATTGGCTATAGTAAACATGTTAAAATCCCACCCTTGAGCAACTATAAAAGAATCTCTAACATCATAAAGCGCCTCTAAAAAAGGATTTACATATATATCACTAAATCCTTCATTAAAGTTTTCGTTATGCAATTGTAAAGAACTGTTGTAACCCGCTATAGGAATTGCTTGAAGAACATTAGATTCAACGCTCCAAAATTGAGGCAACATCATGTTATAGAGTGGATTATAAAACCAATCATGTAAATCTTGATTATTAATTGGAACGTCATAATTCCTTAATTCTGTACCTAAGGCCGCACCGTTTCCTATTATTAATTCAAATATATTAACCGCCATAATGTTATTGTTTTACTGTGTGAACATCTTTAACAAAAGATATTGTAAATTTCTCTACATTTCTTCTATCTTGAGGTAAAGGTGTCGTGTCTGCATCTGTAATAATTATCGGAACGTAATTAGGCGTTTGGTCAGCACCAATCTCCATTAAAAAAGCGTTAGTACTTCGATACATTTCAGAAAGCCACTCTGAAGCTTCTTGATTAACAACAGTACTTAAAGTGTATACAACATCGGTTCTACCTCTAGAAACTCCAAACTTAGAAGAATCCCTTTTAGTGTAATCTTTGAAACCTGTTTTATATATGCTTTTAGAGTGAGTGTGAGAGACACCTAAATTTGATTCAAAGGTATAAAAGTCTAAGCAATTATAATCATTTACAAAGTAAATTACGTAGTGTTCAACATCTCTAAATGAAGAGTTTATTAATAAAGAACCATTTATTAATTCAAATTTAAGTTTTTTTGTTTCATTTGAACTTTCTTTAAGGTATACATCCACATTACCGCCCCTCATGTTAATAATATTAGTAGATGCTAAATTTGCAGTTAAATAAGCATCAGCTACTGATAAATTTACTGTTTTTATTAATTTATCAGAACTTGCTATAAAGTCTCCTGTCAATAAATTTCCTGCAACAATAGAAGTCCCTGAATTATTTACATAATCAGCTACAACTTGAAAGTCTCCACCTAAGTTTTCACAAAAAACACTCAAAGATAGTGCTGCACTTGTAGGTATGGTTCTTCTTAAATTTGAAGGGCAGTTACTTAAAAACTTACCAAAACTTTTATCTGACAAGTTAGAGCCCAATCTCCATCCTGAAGCTTTGAAGGTACGAGACAATGTGTTACTAAATTTATTCAAATTAACTTCATCATCAGGTATTTCTATATCGCAAAAGAATAGTGTTGCCGAAGAGGTTGCTATTGCCGTGTCATCTGAATTATACTCTAAAACTCCATTAATATTTATAAACCAATTTTTAGCTTTAACTCTGTACTCTGCTAATAAAGGAAAATCATTCTTTCTACTTATACCTGTAGCGCCATTAGAAGTGCCGTAAAGACTAAAATCTATATCTTTTTTTATACCGCTTTTAAGTATAGAAGATATATCAAAAGTAAAGGTTGGGGCTGCTTCAGTACTATCTGAATCTCTACCTTGAACTAAAGAGTCGCCTTTTTTTACAAAAACAAATGCCCCGTCAATTTTTTCTTTAACCTCTACATCTATTTGTACTAAAACAGGAACAACAGCTCCTGCGCCTTTTGCGTATTTTATAAGTAAAGGTCTATTACAAGTTTCTATTACTTTTGTAGAGTGACTTGAAACGCCTTCTGTTATTGATATATTTTGAGCCATTTTATTTTATTTAAAAAAATGTTTGATTAACACTTTGACCGTCAGACTTAGTAGGTCTCATGAAGCTTAAACTTTCTTGAACCATATTTTGAACCCCAACTAAAAGGTCTTTTCTAGCTTTTTTTCTTAACCTTATTTTTTCTTCTTCCCAAATAACATCGAGCCAGCCAACTGTACCTTTGTAAAAAGAACTTTCAGGATTAAAATTTGAAAATCCATTTTTTTGAATACCTCTAGCTATTCTATAGGCAGCTTGCTCTCGACTCGCAAACCTTCCCGACTTAGTTCTGTAAGGTTTTATATTTCTATCTTTCATCCACTTAACTATAGCGTCTATTGAAGGCATTCTTTTTGGGTGAATATTTTTATTTAAAAAACCCCCATACCCCTTAAAAGATACTTCAAAAGAGGTAATCATTTTTTTTGAATCACTAAGAACATTTAACCTACTTTTTATGCTATTTATAAGTTCACCTGTAGATATGTTATTTCTTTTAATTAAAGAGTTTCTTAATTTAGTTGTAAAAGAACCTGAGTAAGCTCCTATTTTTCTTCTCATCTTTTGATAAGACATTAATTTAGATGGTTGAGGCATAATAATTTTGTTTATATATTATCTAAATCGCCAAATACATGCTCTATTTGATTTGAAGTCAAAGCCCCATCGTAAATAGCAAAATTCTTTAATGAGCCAACAAATCCTTTTTGAGCACTAGTTAGACTAATTACTCTTCTAGCTCCTAAAATTAAATCCATATTACTTATAGCGGTATCTCTTGACCCTGACACCTCTATTTCAGAAGATTCAGTTTTAATAATAGTTTTAGTATTTGATTGGTCATTAACTATAGCTATGTTTTTAACAGATTTTGCAGAACCGTAAGGAAATAAATTTAATCCACTTGATACGTTAGTTACTATTGATTCACCTGATTTTTTTCTAACAATGTTAACCTCACCTATATTACCACCTGCGTTTACAATTGAAACAGCGTAAAACTCTGAATTTAAAGTTCCATCATCAAAAGAAAATAAAGTAGGTTGTTCATTTAATGACTCATTGCTTATATATAAAGACATTATTATTGTAAAATTAAATCCTGAAGTAGATACATTATTAACTTTTAAGCACTCTTCATTTGTTGTGTCATTTGGATTTGAAAAGTTAATTAAGTTGTTACTAAAAGTGGGAACATTATTTATATTAAAACTTTTTAAATTTGCAAAATTTGAAGGATTTTGAATAGGAGACCAATCTATAGATGAAGATGTTGCCGTGACATATTCACTTTCAAAAGTAGTATAAAACGCCCTTAAACCCTCAGTAAGCGAAAGTTTTATTTCTGAAGGAGGGTATCCTATTTTAGAAGGAGTTAAAAGTTTAAACCTAAACCTAACGCCTGTGGCTAAATCATTACCTAATTTAGAAACCCTTTCAATTTCTAGAGAATCTTCTTCAACTATATATATACCGCCTCTTTGAATTATAACTTCATCTGAAAGCTTAGAAAATAAATCTACGCATTCATCATATATTTTTAAAGACTCATAATCAGAATTTGCTTTTGAATCTAATTTTAATATAAGAAGAACCATTTCATATTCTTCATAAGCTCTGTTAATATCTGAAATTGATGAGTTAGGTATAGAAGATATACAAACAGGGTAGCTTATATTTTTAAGTTTATTAACCTCACTTTCATTTAACATATAAAACTCATTTAAACCGCTAACATTAGATATTGCGGTATTAAAATCGTTGTGCAAGTCTTGTATTCCTTTGTAACTCATTTTTTATATTGTTTATTTATTTCCTCTGTTATTTGATTTTCATAATTAGCTTTTGACGCCAAAAAAGAAAGATATTGAAAAACTTCTCCTGTATTAGTATGTAAAACACTATTAATCGGAGTCTTGTCGTTTGAATTAAATACTCCACACTCTGCCAATTCATATAACGTTTTAATCCAACCAAATTGCTCAAAGTTCTTTTGATAAATGGCTTTTTCATTTCCTTTTGCCCTTCCAAGTACTTTAGGTATGCTAGACTGTAAATTTTCAGCTTCTTTGACAAAAAAAAAGAGAAATCTAAAGCTGTAGTAGCTGGTATTTGTTTGAACTCTTGAGCCAACTTGTCTCTCTCCTTCCCATCCCATTCTTTACCGTAGTCCACTGTGTGAGCTAATTGATGAGCTAAATAAATTAAAGAGTTTTTATCACTATGACTTGATATAAATTCAGATTGAACAGCCTCTAAATATTGTCCATATTTAGTGTTTAACCTCAATGTTTTAGGTAAATCATATATTCTTCCTTTAAACTCAAAATAAGATATTTCTTTCGGCTTTCTTTCTTCATTTAAAAATGAAAGCTGCTCATTATACTCATATATAAAAGCTGTAGGCATTTCTAGCAACTCTTCTTTAGGCACTCCTGAAAATATACTACAAACCTTTAACTTAAACTCCAACTCTTTAGCTAAATATTCATCATCATTTTTACTTTCATTTTTATCTACAAAGTCTTTTAATTCACAACAAGCTTTGTGATAATTAGAAAGCTGTTCTAAAGTTGTAGCCTCTAAACTTCTTGGTATTTTCATCTCTTTTTTCATCCGTTTATCTAAATGCTGATATTCGCTTTCCTTTTCCGTACATATCTAAAGCCATTTGCAAACAGTCTACCATATCGTCATGTTTTGCGTTAGGAAATTGAGAGCATTGTGATAAAAAATTATCATTCCACATACCCTCTAGTATGTTTACTCTTCTAGCTTCAATAACGCTAACAACGTCAGTAACTCTTGCTACCTTATCTTTTGCAGGCGGCTTAGCCTCTATTACGTTTAGTTTAGTATTTCTTCTTAATGTTTGAACTATAGACTTACCACTAGCTTTTGGCTCTACATATATTCTAGACCTTCTATCGTAACCGTTTCTAAAACAAAAATCCGATATATATTTTATTAGCTCAGGAAATTCTAAATATTTTTCCTCAACACATTTTATGTAAAATTCACCTTCATATTCTGAATAACATAATAAAGCTGAAGGGTCGTTATTTTCTTTTGATGTGTAGGCGGGGTCTATAACAAAATTCCAAGTCATAAAAGCTTCTTCGTCAAAATTGCGCTCCACATTAAACCACTCCTTTTTTATTATACCACCATCAGCAGGTGCAGGTTGCTGTTGTAGTTGGCCTGCATATTCATAACTACCTAACTGATATTTATAGTCTTGTAGTATTTTTCTAGAAAATCTTGTATCCCAAAACAATTCGTTTTTATAGAATTTAAGGAGTCCTTTAGGACTCAAAATATTTGAGTTTTCTGCAGGAATACATATGTGTTTATAAGAGTCAGGATTATTTCTTAATAAAAACCCGCTCAAGTCATCTTCGTGCAATCTTTGCATAATTATGATTCTAACGCCCGTTCTAGGGTTATCTAAACGAGAATATAACGTAGTGTTATACCAATCATTAGCGTGAGTTCTTTCAGCTTGTGACGCAGCTTGTTTTGGGCTTATAGGGTCGTCAACTATTATTATAGATGCACCCGCACCTGTAACTGTACCTCCTACAGATGTGGCTCTTCGATTACCTGTGTGGTTGTTTACATAGTGATGTTTAGTGTTTTGGTCGGGCTTTATAGCAAATAAGTCACCCCAATTCTCTTGAAACCACTCACTTTGTATAACATCCCTTGACTTTGCACTATGCTCAACACTTAATGAAGCAGAATATGATGCTGTTATGAATCGCATCTTAGGGTCTTTAATCCAACACCAAACGGGAAACAAAATAGTACACATTAGTGATTTTGAAGCCCTAAAAGGTACGTTTATGATTAAATCTTCTGTTTTAGGTTTGTCATCTATAATTCTTTCAGCTTCTTTTTGTAAAAGTTGGCAAATATACTTGTGATGCCAATTTACGTCTAACTCTACTGCAGGCTCAACAACTTTAAATGCTTCTTTAAAAAATTCAAAGTAAGACATCTCGCAAAGCTTTCTTTTTAAAGCCTTTTTCATTGAGTCACTTAATTGCTCTTGCTGAATAGTATCTTTAGATTTTCTACCCATTATGCTTCTACAACAAATCTAGTGTTACTAGAGACATGTGTTATTGTTAATTTAGCGGGAACTCTACCTGAAGCTGCTGTATACCCGAAGGTAAATCCTTCAACTAAGTTAGCTAAATCAGATAAATCATTAACGTCATCTCTTAAATCCTCAATTACATCATCTATTTCAAACTCCCTACTACTAGAAGAAGGTCTAGTACCTATAACTCTGCTAAACTTAGCGTCACTTGTTTTTTCTCTTCGTGATACTGCCATAATTATAAATCTTCAAAGTCTACATCCTCAACACTTCCCTCAGATTCTCCTAACATTTTTTTTAGGTCTGTAGCTGTAGTGTCTTGGCTTAAATTAATTTCTATTTTGTGTGTTTTTTCATCATTTATCTGTGCCGCTAATAATTTTGGAGTAACGTAAGGTAGTAGCTTAACGATACAATCTATGTATTCTTTAGCACTTTTTTCTCTAACTTCAGCTAAGGCACTTTTTATTTCTAAGGTGCTACCTTTTAAAGCAAAAGCTAATGTTTCTCTAGTAACTTTTGTTATTTTATTACCTTCTCCCTTTTTTCTCCCTGAAGGATTCCCGCTTTGACCTTTATTCCACTTAGTATTTTTTTTTGGTTGAGCCATAAGCCTTAGTCTTTTTTGTTACCTTCTTTATTGTTTTCTTTTTTGGCATTTTTTTTAGGTTTAGGCGCTTCTTCTTCTTTTTTTACTTGAGGAGTTTCTGAGTAACCTCTTTTTTTGTAACACTCGTAAATTTCTTCATTCGGAGCAAATCTAATCTCACCGAGCGAGCTATACATGTTACAAGGTTTAAATTCTTTTTTCATAATATTTTTTTATTTTTTATTTTTTCTTGAACCTGCTTTACCTTTGTTTCTTGCTCTATTTGTAGAGGCCTTTTCTTTAACTAATTTTCCTTTTTTAGTGTGTGACATATCCATTCCGTCACCATTTCCGTAAGTGCCAGCTTTTCTGTTTGCTTTATTTAGTTCTGAACGATACTTTTTAGCTTTTTTAGTGCTGTTGTATTTTTTTTGATACTCAGCCTTTTTCTCTCTAGCCTTAGGGTTAGACGCATAGTACTTTGCGCTTTTACTTTTACCTGTACTTTTACCTGCCAATGAGTTTCTAGCCATAATATTTTGTTTATTTGCAAATGTAGTAAAAAAATTCATTAAAGCCTTGACTTTCTCCCTAAAAAATTATAACTTCGCCTGCAGTTATTTGCGTAGTGCAAACGAAGCTTATCCAAAAACAAGGGCGCACTGTATTCTTTTTTTAAATCACCTCTGACAATACCCCCCTATCATTTTTAAGTATACCCCTTAACCTCAACACTATTGGGTGTTTCATAATTTATGTGTGGTGTATAAAAACAATATCCCAAAATTTGACGGTTTCGGTTCTATACAAAATATATTTTACAAATGCAAGTTTTTTGCCGTGTATTTTTGAAAGTGTTGAGAGTGGGAGGATTTGAAATAGTATGCACGCATAATAAGAAATGTGTTGTTTTCTCAA